GTCCTTAGCACCAACCGATCGCCGAGGATTTGACCCCCCTACCCCGAGGGTCGATGTCCGTTCCGTTTCCGCGACCCATGGACCAGTCCGCCGGACGATTCCGCTTTTCCGCCTCCGGTCCCCCCTAAAGGGGGGGGACCATGACGGAATCCTGCCGGAAGGCTTGCCGACCCCCGGATTCCGCCTGTTTTCCGCCGATTTTCCGCCTGTCATTCCGGCTCCTCCAGCCCGCTCAGATGCCTCTCGCCGGCCTCCTCGGTCAGCGTGTACTCGCTGCCGTTGCGGGTCACGAGCCCCGCTCCGGCCAGACGCTTCAGCGCTTCGTAGACCGCTGTCTTGCCCTTGCCGATGGCGATGCGCACCTCGTCCACCGTGGTGGCACCCGACTCCAGGGAGGCGAGCACCCGGTCGTCGGTGCTTTGCTGCCGGCGCGCGCTCGTCGTCTCGTCCGCCACCACGACCAGCGCGCCCGCCTCGTTCTGCTCGAGGATCAGCCGGCTGTGCGGCACCCGCTTGTGCAGCTCCCAGGTCGAGCGGTTCTCGCCCGTCGGGCTGAGCAGCGCGACGACGTCGGGCGTCTGTCCCCACTGGCCACGCACGTCCTCCATGCCGCGCGCCGTGCTGCGGTCGCTGCTCGGCAGCTTGCGGGTGTGATGCACCAGCACCGTGGCCAGGCGCGGGAAGTCGACCTTGAGCCGCTTCAGGAAGGTGATGAGCGAACGGAAGCTCTCGTCCTCGCGCAGCTCCTTGCCACCGTGCATCTCGCTGATCGGATCGAGGATCACCAGGTCCAGCGCCCACTGCTCGATCTGCGATCGCAGCCACTGCTGCCAGACCGGCTGGTCGAGGCGCACGCCCTCCAGGCTCACGCGCACCACGGTGTTCACGTCCATGCGCGTCAGCTCGAAGTGCTCGAGCAGCCGCTCCTCGCGCCGCCACTCCTCGCGCGGCCCGTTGTCCTCGTCGACCACCAGCACCTTCAGCGGGCGGTGCACCTGGTAGCGCTGCAGGAAGGCAGCGAGGCCCGCGCCGGCGGTCAGCGCCAGCTGGCGGCTGGCCCAGCTCTTGGCCGCGCCCGGCGGCCCGGTGAGCATCACGGTGGTCCCCGGGCGGATGAAGCCCTCGACCAGGAAGGCGTCCACCTCGCTGGGTGGCTGGATGGCGTGGAGCGGCAGCGGCTGCGGGCCCTGCGGTGCGTACTCCAGGTCGGTCAGCCGGCGCAGCAGGCGGTTGACCTGGGCGGTCAGGGCCGGATCCGGATCCTTCTTGTCCTCGGGCCACGGCTCGATGTCCACCCGCATCGGCGGCAGGCCGAGCTGGCGCCCCAGGTCGTGGAGGTCGCCCAGCAGGGCGTCGAGCTTCTGGTGGCGCGGGTCGCGCGCCGGCATCTGGATGCTCGCCGCTGGCTCCACGTGCCCGTTCTGAACCGGCGCGGCCTTCGGCCGGCTCCGGGGACGGGGACGCGCTGGAGGCCCGGAGGCCTGCTCGGGTGGCATCATCGGTCAGCGTGCGCATCGATCTGTCCGCCGCGCTGGCGCCGTCCAGGCGTCCCGGGTAGCGTTCCACTGCAGGCTGCGCGGATCCACCACCTCTTCTGGCCCGGTGAGCGGCACGAGGCGCGCCACGTTGAGCAGGATGGTGCGGATCCGGTACTTCACCCCGTTGAGCAGCACAGCGTCGCCGACGTCGGGCACGAGCACACTGCGCGGCATCAGTCGGCCTCCCGTTGCGCCAGGCAGCGGTCTTCGATCGCCGACAGCCGTAGCAGGTTGCTGCGATGCCCGGCCGCCAGCGCCCGCTCGTAGCGGTCGATGAGGTCGAGCGGCATGCGGGCGTCGGGATCCGCCAGCTTGGCGATCAGCGACTCGACGCCCTGGACGAGGGCGCGGGTGCGGCTGGCGTCGGTCAGGTCGGGCGTGCGGGCGGTGCCTGGCATCAGAACAGGTCCTCGCTGGCCCGCAGCGCGGGCTTGCCGCCGCTGATGAGCTCCAGCGTGCGGAGCTTGGCCAGGGCGCCGAAGAAGCCGCCCGACGTCGTCGAGTAGCCGGTTCGCTCGCCGAGCTCGTCCTGGCTCAGCGCCGTCGGGTAGGCCTCGACCAGGGCGCGCAGGATGGTGGCCTCGGACTTCGACAGCTTCGCGTACCAGTGCTCCTGCAGCGCGGGGCCGGTCGGCAGCGGGTCGTAGTCGTCACCGACGATCTGGCGGCCGTCCTCGGTGATGCGCAGCAGCGCGGCACTGCCCTCGATCGCGTCCAGCTTGCGGAGGTTGCTCAGCGCCCCGAAGAATCCGCCGCTCTTCGGCGAGTAGCCCGTGAGCGTCGCGACCTGCTTCTGGCTGCGACCCTCCTGGGCGCCGGCGCCGACCATCTCCTCGGCCAGCACAGCGCCGGTGTAGGTCTTGCCGACGCCGCGCTTGGCCAGGATGGCGAATGTCTCGGTGACCGCGTCCAGCGGCAGACTGAGGCCCTCAGCGAGGTTGAGGCGGCGCTCAGGCATTCGCCGCCTTCTTCACGCGCGCTGGCTTCGACTCCGACACGGCGAACGCCGCGGCGATCGCCGCGAGGTCGAGCTTCACGTTGTAGCGGCTGTCGAAGTCCCGGAAGACGAAGCGCACCAGCTCGTCGGCCAGCTCGGTGCTCGTGCGATCGCTCAGCGCGCCCCAGGCGTCGGGCTTCTTGCGGTCGCCCTTGTGCTCCTTGATCCAGTCGTTGAGCGAGTAGTCCATGACCGACCACAGGAGGATCCGGGCGACGTCGGGTGGCAGCTTGGCGAAGGCCGCGCGAAACGCCGGCGTGACGGCCTCGTGCAGCCGCTCCTTCTCGGCCTCGTGGCGCGCGCGCTCACGGTTCTGCTCCTCGTAGCTGACGCTCTCGCGCCGGCCCTCGGCGTTGAGCTTCGCCTGGTAGTGGGCGTTGACGATGCAGCGGCGCACGGTGCGCACCGGGTGGTCGTAGGTCTGGCCCACGCCGAAGGCGCTGCAGTCGCACTGCTTGCCGCGCGACCACGACTCGGGCGTGGTCTTCCAGCCGCGCGCCTTCATCGCCTTGAGCTGCTTCTCGCTCGACCAGGCGTACCCGTCGAGCGATGTGAGCGTCGAGGCCTTCTTGTCGGCGCCCTGCTCGATGAGCTGTGCCTCGGCCTGCTCAGCCCATGTCGTGAGTGCCTCGACCTCCTTGCGCTCGCGCTCGTCCGCCTCCCGGCGGTGCTGGATGTGCTGCTCGATCTGGTGAACGCTCCAGCCCGCCTCGACGGCCAGGGGACCGATCGCGCGCTGGCCATCCGCAGGCAGGCCGGCGAGTGCCTTGGCGTGGCCGGCGCTCAGCTGCCCCGACTCGACGAGCGGCAGGACCTTCCTGTCGAGCTCCAGGATCCGCAGCGCGTTGCTGACGTAGGGCGCCGAGCGCCCGATGCGCTTCGCCAGTGCCGCCTGGGTGAGCTTCTTGTCGGCATCGAGGATCCCGCGCAGTGCGCGCGCCTCCTCGAGCGCGTTGAGGTCCTGCCGCTGCAGGTTCTCGACGAGCTGGCGGACGCTGCGCGACGCCGTGCCCGGCATGCCCCGCGGATCGAAGATCGCCGGGATCCGCTCGAGGCCTGCGACCTTCGCGGCCGCCAGGCGGCGTTGCCCGGTGACGAGCGTGAAGCGACCGGGCTGCCCGGCCAGCACCACGCTGACCGGCTGCATGACGCCGTGCTCGCGGATCGAATCGGCGAGCTCGCTCACGTCGCCGACGTCGACGCGCACGTTGTCCGCGACGTCGATCAGGCCGACCGGGACGTCGGTCAGCTTCGGCCAGTCGGGTGACGCGGGCGTTCCGCGTGGAATGGTGGCGGTGGCCATGGTCGTCTCCTACTCGCCGACAGCGGCGATGCGTGTCGGCTCCGGCAGGGAAGCGGGATGCTCCTTGCCCGCGGCGCGTAGGCGGCCGCGGCGGATCGCCTCCCGGTGTGCGCTCGTCATCGGACGGTGCACGCCCTTGTCGCGGAGGTAGTGGTCGCACTCGATCGTTGCGGCGAGCTGCAGGTGCAGCGCCTCGTCGACGTCGGGCGGCGCCACCTGCAGCTGCGTCAGGCCCTCGACCTGCCGGCGCAGGCCGCACACCGGTCGGTGCTGGCAAGAGCCACACGGCGCAGTCAGCACCACGGCGATCGCTTCAGTCATGTCGTCGTCCTCGGTAACGGATGAGGGAGAGCCGTTGCAGCGGCCCAGCAGCCGCATCTCGGCGGCGAAGTCGAGCGGACAGTCCTCGCATGGGCGCCGCGCCCTGGATCCGCCGCGGTTCAGGCGCCGCCAGCCCTCGAGGTCCTCGGCGTCCATGCAGAGCGGCTCCCAGCGCGCCGGCATCGGGATCTCGGGGTAGCGCTCCCCGGTGGCGACCTTCACCGCCTGGCGCGGATCGAGGCCGAACCTGCGCCCGAGCTCCGTGGCGTTCGTGCCCTCCATGTGGCGCTGCCGAAGGTCGAGGACCTGCGCCTCGCTCAGTACCTCCATCCACGTCAGCGCCCCGCCGGCAGTGCGCCGGCCGCCAGGATGAAGATGCCCCAGGCGAAGAGCCGAATGGCCCAGCGGCGCCAGCTCACTTCGAGCTCCGGGTGCGCCGGCGCGGTGCATCGAACTCGCCCGCCTCGACCCGGTCGCGTAGGCCTACCCAGCCAGCCGCGTCCAGATCGTCGAGCTTCGCCTCATCGTTGAGGTCGAGCACCTTGGCCGCCTGGGGATTCAGGACCGCCCAGTCCGCGTCCCACTCGCCCGTGACGCCGGGGAGCTTGCGATCGACGGCAGCCTTCCAGAAGGCGGCCGCGGCCTCGTCGACCGTGGGGGCCGGCGACGGCGAGGGTGCTTTTCCCGGATCCCCCTCGCTCGCCGCCGGCGTCGACACCGCAGGAGGGGTCGGGCCAGTATCCGACCCCGCGTCGCCCGAAGGCGTGGACTCCTGCGGCTGCTCATTCGGCTTGATCGACGCCAGCGCGTCGTCGAGCCGGTCCCATTCGCCGCGCGTCAGATCATTGAGCGAGTGCTCCGTGCCCTCGCCCCAGTCGAAGAGGCCCGCCGCGATGGCATGGATCCCGTCGTGGTCTAGTCCGCGCTTCTTCCCGGCGGCATGGATGCCGCCGAGCGCCTTCTTCAGCTCGTCGCCGGCTAGGACCGGATCCGCCACCTGCTGCTCGAGCAGGCCGCGCACCTGCTCGGTGCGGCTGGCGCCGACCGGGCGGGGGAGCTGCTTGATCGTGCCGTCGTCGGGATCAACCTCGACGCGCTGTGCGCCGGGCGTGTCGAACACCTCGGTTTCGTCGAGCATCCCGAGGCCGACCAGCGACAGCGTCAGCCGCCGCTTGCTCTTGGTCTCCGCCTTCATCCAGGCGTTGGCCAGCGCCTCGCCCTTGAGTCCCGCCAGCGATACGAGGCCCTGCGCTTGGTCGGTGCGCCCGTCGCGCGTGCTGCCCCAGGTCGTGACGATGGCCAGGGCGTTCTCGGCGTCATGCAGGCGCTCGACCTTGTCGATCGACACGCCGCGCTTCACGCGCAGCTGGTCGGTCGTGTCGCGGCGCGGGTAGAGCGTCAGCTTGTTGTTGAGCGAGATGAACTCGAACGGCCGGGTTAGTGGGTTGAGCCCCAGCGACTCGCACAGCCGCGCGTAGTACCGGACGCGGTCGGCCGGGTGGAGGAGCGCAAGGTCGCCGATGATGGCGACGCGCTCCACGACGCTCATCAGTTCGGCCTGGCGCTCCTCCTCCGTGGTGGCGAGGATCGGGTTGTCGAGCGCCGCGATGATGGCGGTCTGGCTGTTCTGGCTCATGCGGGGTCTCCTGTGAAGGTGGGAAGGAAGCGCCTGGCGCCTGGCTTCGCGGTGGTGTGGCGGCGCACGATCTCCTCGAGCTCGAGCGACGGATCCGGCGTCGGCTGGCCGTGCTCATAGCGGTCGATCAGATCCCGGTACTCGGTGGCGACCGCCATCCAGTCGATCGACTCGGACGGCTTGGGATTGCGCCAGGTGATGCGGAAGCCCGGTCCCTCGACGAGCGCGGCGTCGCCCATGCGCGCCTTGATCTCGTTCTCGATCCGGGTCTGCATCAGCGATGCGGCCACAACCGCTTCGCGCGCCTCGCGCAGGTGCACAGCGAGCTCGATCAGATCCTCGTCGGGGATCAGCTGGTGGCCGCGGTCTTCGGGATAGCGAGCCGCCAAGTAGCGCTGCGTGGCAGCGGAGCCGTCGATGGCCACCGGCGACACCTCGTCGACGACGCACTGCCAGAAGACGAGCTCGCGCTGCAGGAGGAGGTCCTGGGTGCGGCGGTCGGCCGGCACCTCGTAGCGCCGCAGCTCTTCGCCGCCGACCCAGACCGCCACGTCGGCGACCTCGTAGCGGGTGACGAGCATCTGGTGCTGGACCTGGATGAAGACGTAGGGCGGCACCTGGTCGCTGCCCGGACGGCCGTAGCCGTCGCCGGTGCGGCTCTTCTTGAGCTCGACGATGCGGCCGGCGGCTACGCGGTCCAGGCTGGCGCGCAGGAACGGGTGCTCGGCGTGCTGCAGCATCTGCAGCCGGCGCCGGACCTTGCGCCCGGTCTGCTCCTCGTAGAGGGTCGCGATCAGCGGCTCGACGAGCTTGCCGATGCGCATCGTCGGCGTCTGCTGCGGTGGATCAATGAGCCCGACCTTGAGGGCCCACTTCTCCAGGCGGCTGCTGTACGGGTCGAGGTCGACGGTGGCCGGCGCGTCGGAGGAGCCGATGCCGCGCTGGCGCTCCTCGAGCCACTCGTCGCTGCCTTGGCGGACGGCGAGCGCGACGCCTCCCCGCGTCACGCCGGCACCGCCCTGCGGCTGCGTGGTCGCGGGCGTGGGCCCGAGGCGGGCAGGGGGGAACTACCCGCCTCGGGCACGGAGGCCGGAGCAGAGTGCCCAGGGGCGCCAGACGCCCCATCCTGCTCCGGCCCGGAGCCAGCTGTCGCCCTCTCGGGCCTCGCTGGCGTATCTGATGGCGGCGCCAGGGCGCCGGTGTTCAGCGCGTCGACGATCTCGTCGAGCGCCACGCGGCTGGCCAGCTCCTCACCGCCGAACTCGAGCGCCGCGGCCTGCGTCCAGCGTTGCTCGACGTCGAGCGGAGCAGGGCGCACGCACTGCGCACGGTCGTGGATCCCGTAGCCCGATGCGCTCAGGCCGGCGCTGATGGCGCGTGCCACCTCCTCGGTGGACTCAACTGGCAGGTGGGTAAGGGCCAGCGCGCCCTCCACGACCTGGCGGAAGGTCCGGCGCTGGTGGAGCAGGCCCTCGGCGTAGAGCAGCGCCATGTTGCGCTCGGCGTCATACGCGTCGGTGCCTCCGCCGCACTCGCGCCACAGCGCGGTGATGCGCTCGCTCATCGCCCGCCCCCACGCAGCTCAGGCGCCGGCTTCGTGCGCTTGAGCGCCGGGTTCAGGACGACGAGCCACTCGCCCACGACCAGCACCGGGCCGCGGATCGGGGTGCGGATGCCGACGATGCGGATCTTCATGCCGCGCCGCTCCGCGAGCGGAGCTCAGCCTCAGACAAGCCCTCAGCGCGCAGGGCGGCCCACTCGCGCTCGGCATCGCGGGAACGGCACGTGTCACAGCGCAGCCAGGGCGGGCGGCGACCGTCAGTGACGGGCGACAGCTCGAACGGCCAGCGCAGCTCGGCGCACTCGCCGCAGAGCTGCATGGTGCCCGGGTCGGCGCAGACGTGCGGCTCTTCGGTCACGGCGTAGGTGACGTCGCAGCGCGGGCATGCGCGATCGATCTGATCAATGAACGTCATCGCCCGTCACCCCGCGCAGCCGCCCTGCACAGGCCGACCACGAACAGCGTGGCGACGATGAGGTAGAGGCCGGCGAGGAAGAGCATCACGATGCCATCCCGCTGGCCACGAAGAGCGCCGCCACGATGGCCACGAAGCACAGGATCAGGACGAGGGTCCCGCCCACGATCTCGCGCACGTCGCGCCAGGTGGCGCGGCTGCGGTCCGGCTCGAAGTGGAGCGGCGCTGGCCAGTCGACCAGCTGCTTGTCGGTGATGCGCCGCGCCTGCTGGACGGGTCGGCGCGTCATGCCGCCAGCCTCGTCGTCAGGTCGGAGACCGCAACGTAGCCCAGGCGGTCGCGCTGCTCGGTGGCCCGGCGCTTCCACTCCGGGATGCGCGGCTCTGGCGTGGCCTGCTGCTCGACGCCGCCCCTGCGTTCCAGAATCGGAACGACCTGAGAGTCGGCCTTACGACGCTCGATGTGTGCTCGGATGCCCATCTGTTAGATTCCCTTCGTCAGGCCGCCGAGCTCGGGTTACCGCCCGTTGAGCTCGGCGGTTTGCTATGCGGCCGCGAGGCCGCCTTGGATGAGCTCGGGCCGGAACAGCGCGAGCTGGTCGGCGTGGACCACCGGCGCGTCCTGGACCTCGCGGGCCCAGCGCCAGGCGATGTCTCCCAGCTCGACGAGCTTTTGGTCGATGACCTCGACGGCACCCAGGAAAAGGCCCCAGTCGTCGTGGCCCTTCAACGCCCGCTCGAGCTGCTTGCGGCTCTCATCGCTCAGGACCAGCACGTCGTTCGCGCGGTCCAGGGCTGCCGTCTCGGGGATGGCCCGGTACACGGCGACGCGCCCGTCGATCATGACGCCACCTGCGATGCCGGCACGTTTCGCAACGTGTCGAGAGCGGTGAGGTAGCGGGTCGCGGTGTCCGGCTGAACGATCCGACTGCCCTCGATGGCGCTGACGCGCGATGCGCTCACGCCCATCGCCTCGGCCAGCTCGTAGCCCTTGATGTTGGCGGCGACGCGATGGAGCTTGAGATCCAGTCCGGTTGTCACGTAGCGCAGTCTGCCACGTAGCGAAACGTGGTGTCAAGTACTACGTAGAGAAATGTTGCGCGGGGCGTTCAGGCTGGTACGTTGCCACCATGGATCGAGAGCGGCCGCCACTCAGTACCTGGGCGATCGAGCAGCGCAAGGCGAAGGGCTATCGCAACACCGAAGCCCTGGCCGATGCCATCCATGAGCGGCTCGGATTGCAGATCAATCCGGCCACGCTGCGCCAGTTCGAGTCGGGGAGACGGCCACCGAGCAAGGCGATCGCCGAGCAGCTCGAAAGGTTCTACGAGGCACCGAGTCCGGCCCGCGACGAGCCCGCGATGCCAGCCTGGGCGCAGGACTTGGTGCGTCGCCTCGACGAGCCGCCACCCTGGGCTCAGATGCTGATGGGCCAAGTGCTGCGCAACGAGGCCATGCTGCTCTTGCTCCAGCGGCGCAACAAGATCAGCGACGAGGAGTGGAACGAGGCGGTGGAAGAGCTGCGGCGACGCGAGGATCTCTGGGCAGGCATCGAAGAAGTGCTAGGACCTCTTCGGTCACTTCGTGTCGCAGCTCCAGGCGCCGGCGGCAACGCTTCGGATCACAGCGACAGCGATAACGAGCGCGGCGCCGACGCTCCACGGCGTCAACGATCCGCGCAATGACGGCGGGGTCAGGCAGGTCCAACATTCCCTCCATGCGTCCCGCTGTCGCGGGGTATCGCAGTAAGCATGCGCTCGCTCACTGACAGGTTCGATGACGCGACGCCCGTACCATCGGGCCATTTCGGCGCACTGCTGCACCGGCAACCATTCGGAGCGTGAATAAGTCCGTGGTAAGTGCCGATGGCTAACCTCGTGGCCGAGCAGGGCCGCCGGATCGGGCCGGCCGCCACCGCGGATGCGGCAAGGGGCCGGCGGCTGCTCATCGCGCTGGGGCTCGGCGTCGTCGTGGCGCTCAACGTCGTCTTCATCGCGGTGTGGCTGCCGTGGGCGATCCGCCATGGGCCGTGGGACTTCCCGATCTACCGCATGGCGTCGGAGCGCCTCTTCGACGGCACGATGTACGACTGGGGCAACGGCTACATCTACCCCTACTCGCCGGTCTTCGCCTGGCTCTTCGCGCCGATCGCCACGCTCGGCATCTGGGTCTGGCGCCTGGCGCACATCGCCGCGCTGGCCATCATCCCGAGCTGGCCCGTCCGCATCGCCGTCGCGCTGTCGTGGCCGTTCTGGATGGACACCTGGGAAGGCAACACGCTGATCTTCGTCGCGGTGCTCGGGTTCCATGCGCTGCGCGGCAACCGCTGGGCCGGCCTCGCCTTCCTCGCCCTCGCGCTGCTCATCCCGCGCCCGCTGGTGCTGCCCGCCGTGGCGTGGCTCCTGTGGCGCCAGCCGGGCCTCCGCGTGCCGTTCGCCTTGATGTTCGCCTTCCACGCCGTGGCGGTGCTCCTGACCGGCTACGGGCCGGAATGGATCGCGGCGCTGCCCGGCGCGAACCACGACCTCGCGTCATCGACCAACCTCTCGCCGTCGCACTTCCTCGGGTTGGCGTGGCTGGTCGTCGGCGTGCCGCTGGCCGCATGGCTGACGTGGCGCGGCCGTGTCGCATGGGCGGGGCTGGCGCTGAGTCCGTACCTGTTGCCGAACTACCTGCTGATCGTGCTGCTCAGCTTGCGAGATATGCCTCCACCTCACCTAGACCAGGATTACCGCCGCCCCGGCCGCCAGTGCTCCAGATCTTCATCGAGGTGATGCCGGTCTTCGTAGCAAACCGAAGCGGATGGAGCCGACTGGATCCTCCAAGAGGCTGGCCGAATGGAACGGTTGAGCCGTCGCTGAACTCGATATAGCCCGTTCCGAACGAGTTGGAACCCGGCCGATCGTAGATGCGGACCCTGTTGAGCGTCTGCCCGGCTGACCACGCCACGTTCCACCAGATCGAGCCCGAGTTCGTGTTCGCCGCCCAGCCTTCGGAGGTCGTTCCATCGGCTGCCTTCGTCGCGTCGTAGCCAGCGCTATACGATCCACTGGCCGTGTACGTCGCGGTGCCGCTCGACGGGGTGCGGACAAGGTTGTTGCCGACATTCTTGTTGTCGATAACATTGAAGCGGTCGAGGGCGACTTGGTGTTGGACCGGATTCAGATAGGCGCGACCCCACGCCACACTCGTTGGTGTCAGCGTCTTCGTCACAAAGAGCACCCACCTCGACCACGTTTTGCCGTCGAGCGAATAGCGCGCGTGGTATGTGCTGCCCACCTTCATCAAGCTGAGCCAGATTCGCGCGCCGTTATTCCAAGGGCTCACGTTTGAAGAATCCACGAGCGCTTCCGCAGCTTGCGAGGTGTAGACGAAGGATGCGAGATTGAGCAATCGCAGCCGACCGCCACCGCCTTGATACGCGACGACGATCCCGGTGCCGGATGCGTCGAGGAACATCGGACCAACTGCCTGGTCCGACGCCATCGCTACGTTCTTGTGAACCGTGACGATCTCGACCTCATCGGTGTTCGTGAACGACTGGCCGAGCTGGCGATCCGCGCTCCCGCTGCTAATGTCGATCAGGGCGTGGGATGCCTCAAAAGCGATTTCGGCGACCTCGATGTTGCGACGAGTCCACTTCGCATCGAGCGACGTGCCGCCGAAGTCATCGCCATAGGTACCGTGCAGTGAGACGGCATCGAGATCGTATGGCGACGAACCGCCGCCGCCATCCGCCGGCGCGGTCCATTCCAGCGTCCCATCAGACGCGACGGTGAGCACCTGGCCTTCGGTGCCCGCGCCCAGCCGTCCGGCCGCGCCCGACGTGCCGCCCGTGATGATGTCGCCCTCGTCGGTCATCGGGTTGCTAAAGCCCGAGGCCGCTGGCTTCGGCACCCACAGCGACGTGGATGCTTCGTAGGTAAGTACTTCCTCGTCGGCTGGCGCATCCGTCGTTAGGTCAACGTCCGTCAGGTCATCGAGATCCGAGGCGCCGCCGCTCGGCGCATCGGCCCACTTCACGCCGGTCGTCTCGCCCGAGTCGGCGGTGAGCACCTGGTCGTCGGTGCCTGCGACAAGATCATCGAAGGTGCCCGAGCCGGTGCCGATGAGGATGCGGCCCTTGGCTCCGAACTCGGAGTCCTTGACGTACTGCGGATGGTCGTCGTCGGACAGGCCCGCGAGGTTGCCGTGGTCCGGCTGCGCCCACTTCACGCCGAGCGCCTCGCCCGACGCGGCGGTCAGGACGTGGTCGTTGGTGCCGACCCCGAGGTTGTCGACGGTATCGGCGGCCGAGGCGACGATGAGATCGCCCTTGGCATCCACGATGGTGGCCGCGATGCCACCGCCACTGATCGCCGCGTCGAGGTCTTCGATGGCCTCTTGCACGTTGATGGCGTCCGTGTTCGTCAGACCCGTCGAGTCAAACTCGTCCTGCGAGGCGTCGTGCATCGTCCCGCCCTTGCCAGACAGGTCGCCGTGCTCAATCACCACATCGGGCGGCAGGTAGTTGCCCGGCGTGCCGGTGTCACCCTCACCCGGACCGCCGAGCGAAGGCGTGCCGGTGCCGGCGTCGACGCTGACGATCTTCACGTCGTCGTAACGGATCGTGCAGGTGGGCGAGTCGCCCGTTCGCACTTCCATCGAGGTCGTGAGCGCCGGGGCTACGAGATCGACGGTGTTGGTATGCCATGTCTCGTCGCCCGCTGTGACACCGGGAACGATGGTGTGCCTCGATATCTCGCTGGAATCGGCCTGCAAGAACCTGACGACGAGCAGCGGAACGCCTGTGCCGCCGTCGCAGTTGGTCCACGCCGAGGCAGTGAAGCGATAGGTCACACCGGGCGCGGCCGGCAGCGGCGGGCTCTTTGCATCGGTGTCGATGATGCTGCCGGAGTCAACGACGCCGGGATTGCCGTCGGGTCCGTTGGTGCTGCTGACGCTCGAATCGCCACCAGTCGGCCACACTCCGGTGCCGCTGGGATAGATCGACACTGTCTCCGCCACGGAGCCGGGCCAGTGGAGGTCATAGAAGGTCGTTGTCCCGCCGACAACCGGTGGCTTCGGGCCGGGTGGCAGACCCTTGCCCTGGGCCAAGATCCGTTGCGGTCGGTCCAGTTGCAGGTGCGCCAGGTAGTAGCCCTCGACGCCGGCGACCTTCGGGCTGACCTGCTCGAACTTGCACTGCGCGATGCGCCGGGTCTGCGTCGTTCCCAGGTACTGGCCACCCATGCTGGCGGCGCTCTTGATGTCGATCGACATGCCGGCACCGATCTCGTCAACGATGTCGGCGGTGATCTGGATGCTGACCTGGTGGGTGACGTGCTCGGTGCGGCGACTGTTTGCGATCGCGTTGGCGCGCGTCTGGGCCTGGGCCACAGTGACGCTGATGCTGTCGTTGTTGGGCACCGCCCAGTAGTCGTAGCCCTCGATCATGTCGGCGGCCTCGCCATCCGCCACGACGTAGTTGTCCTCGCCGGCGCCCCAGCGACTGACGATGTGGCTGACCGGGTTGTCGCCACCCGACTCGATCGCCGCATCCCCCTGGTCCCAGATGGGCGGGAAGCTGGTCAGGTAGTCTGGACCGTCATCGGTGATCGACAGCGTGCTGGCGAAGGTCGTGTGATCCGCCTCGTCGATGTAGAGAAAGCAGAGATGCGAGCCGCCGCTGTGATGGATCACGGCGCCGAAGATCTTGCCCTCGACGGTGGCGCAGTCGGCGAAGATCTCGTTGAGCTCTGTGCTGGCGGGGTACTTCTTGGCCGGCATCGTGACTTCGCCACCGGCGGCGACCAGGTGCGTGCCGATCTCCGTCGTCAGGCGCGGGTCGCCGTCGCAGAACGCGGCTAGAGCGGCAAGGACGCGCGCGCGTCCAGACTCGGCCGGGCGATCCCACGCCTCGAGAAGCGCCAGGCCCTTGAGGTCCGCGTTGCCGTCGTCGACGGTGACCCTGAAGCTGCGCGCGTCACCGAACTTCTGAAGCCACCGGCCGATGCCCTTGTCGGCGATGCGACCGCGGCCGATCCAACAGTCGAAGCCCGGCGCGTCCTCGATGACGGTCACGACGTTGTGGGACGAGAGCTTCTTGGTCAGGTCGGCCTTTGGGATCTCGCCCAAGCGGTCCTCGACCCGGAACTGCCACTGGCAGCCACCGCCGTTGTTGATCTGCTGACCGGCGTCGAGCAGCGGCGCGCTCTTGTCGTCGAAGAGCGGGACCTGGCTGGTCGCGTCCCACAGCGTTGAGTCGGCCTCGCCCCCGATGCGGACCGTGACCTTCGTCGCCATCCTAGATGAACCCGGTCGGCGATTCGGCGCGGATCGAGCTGATCTGCGTCCGCATCCACTCCTGGGTGCTGATGTTGACGATGGTCGTGATCGTCGGGCTGACCTTCACCAGCGGGCTGAAGTTCTTCGTGGCCAGCGTGGCGTTCGTTGCGCGGACCGCGGCCAGCGCCTCGGACTGCGTGACCTTCAGGCTGTCGAGGCGGTCGGTCTGGTTGCGCGCGCTGTTGAGCATCGCGGCGTCGGCCGAGGCGGCCTCCTGCTTCTGCATCTCGGTCACCGCGCGCACCTTGTCGACGGTGCCGATCAGTCCGCTGAGCGTGTCGATGTTGCGCTGCACCTTGGCCGCCAACGCCACGTCGCCGCGGTCGAGGTAGGTCTTCTGGATCTCCTCGAGGCCCGCGATATGGCCTTGGATCTCGTCCATCACCGCCGGCGCTTTGGGGTGGAGCGCGCTGGCCAGGATGCGCGTGGCGGTGTCGCCGATCGGATCCATGCCGGTCATCACGCCCTGCTCGATCGATGTGCCGACGCCCTTGAGGCCCATCTCGGTCGTGCGACCCAGCTGCTGAATGACCTCGTTCGTCGCAATCTTGTCGATCTTGCCGCCGAAGGCCCGAGTCAGGACGGCATCGGCGCTCGCCGCGTCGGCGCCGGGGTTGACCGGCGGCCCGAAGCTGCCGCCCCGCGAGCGGCCGGCCGAAGTGCCCTCCGCGTTCCCGCCGAGCAGTCCGTTGCCGCCGAAGAGCTCCGGCAAGATGGTCGGCGTGTTCTTCGGACCGAACGGCCACTGCAGGTCGTTCAGCGACAGGCCGGACAGCGGCGTGTCCTTGAGGAAGCTGTTGTTGTGAATCTGAGAGGCCAGCTCTTCGGACGGCTCCTCGAAAGTGTCCGCGATAGCCGCCACGATGGCAGCACCGCTGAGGCCGACGAGGAAGCCCCCGGCCTTGCCCAACAGTCCCTTACCGCCTGCGACCGGCGCTCCGACGCCGCCGTTGACGACGGCTCCGCGCACGTTCACGACGCCGGCGTTGATGCCCAGAACACCCTTGATGATGCCGCTGCTGAGCTGGCCCAGGAGTGTGCCGATCATGCCGCCGGTGAGCTTGTTCAGCCCCCATCCGGTGACGACCGCGGTCTGTACCCAGGCCGGCATCTTGAGGAACGCGTTGAGCAGGGTGAGCGCCACGTCCTTGGCCACGCCGAGTCCGGCGCCGACCGCCTTCCAGTCCACCTTGCCGAGTGCAGATGCGACCTCGTCAAAGCCGTCCGCCACGTCGTCGGCGAACTGCGCCACCTTGTCCTGGTGGCTGGCCAGCCACTCGACCAGCTCCTTGATCTTCGGCACGATCTTCGGCAGCAGCGCATCGCCGACGGTGATCGCGGCGTCGTGGGCCAGCGCCTTGAGCCGCGCGAGCTGGAAGTTCAGCCCCTGCTGCCGCTCACTCATCTGATCGGCCGCGGTGCCATTGGCGTTCGTCATCGCGGCCAGCGATTCGTTGTAGCTGTCGAACGCCTCGCCGGTGGTGTTGGTGACGAACTGCAGACCCTCGATCCGGCCCAGCAGATCGATGAGCGGGGTGCCCGCCGCCTCGCCGTCCTCGCGAAGCTGCTGCAGCGCCGCCACCAGGCCCTTCTCGCCGGCGATGGCCAGGTAGCTCTTGCCGGTCTGCTTCTCCAGCTTCTCCAGGTCGCCGGTGCGCCGCATGAGGGCGACGAGCGCGGATGCCATCTGGGTAGAGGCCTCGGCTGCCGGCACACCGCGCGCGGTGAGCTCGGCGTAGGACGCAGCGAGTTCCTCGATCTCGATGCCGTTGGCGGCGGCGATCGGTCCGATGTTCGCGAACGACGAGGCGAGCTCGGCGGCCGTGACCTTGCCGCGCTCGATGGCCTTGGCGAAGATGTCCGCGAATCGCTGCGACTCAGCGCCCTGGTTCTTGGCTTCCACGCCGTAGCTGTTGAGGGCGGTGGTCAGCAGGTCGACTGACTCCGCGGTCGTGGACAGGCCGCCGATGGCCAGCGTATTGGCGTTGCGCAGGACGTCGGTCGCCTGGCTGGCATCGATGCCGGCGCTGACGAGGTCGTAGTAGCCGGTGGTCAGGTCCTCGAGGACGGTGCCGGTGTCGCGCGCGATGCCGCGGATCTCCGAGCCGATCTGCTTCAGCGCCTCGGGCGACTTCATCGCCACGGTGTTGATCGTGTTCAGCTGCGCCTCGAAGTCGCCAGCCGCCTTCAGCGCGTACCCGATCCCCGCCACGGCCGCACCGCCTGCGATGACGAGGCCGCGCTCGATGTTGCGGCCGAGGCTCTTCAGGCCGCGCCCGACAGTGGCGTTGAGGTTCTTCGTCTCGCGCCCAATCGAGCGCAGGATCGGAGTGGCGAGGTCCTTCGCCTTGACCAAAATCGCCAATTCTCTTTCGGCCGTGGCTACTGCCCTCCCCCGAGATGAGCCCACCGCTTGCCGATCCGGATCTCTCGGATCGTCTCGCGAGTCACGCCCAGGCGGCGAGCCAGCGCTACCTGAGACCCGTAGTGACTGAGATCGGCGGTACGGATGGCGCGCACGTCATCCTCAGTGAGCCGCGCTCTAGGATTCGACGTGCCGACGCTCGACCGAGCGGCGATGCCTCGCCCGAGCCGGATCATGTCGGCCATGTTCTCGGCGTGGGTGCCTTCGTATAGATGCGCGGGGTTGCAGCACGGCGGGTTGCTGCACCGGTGACAGGCCTCGTAGCCCTCGCGAATCGGTCGTCCGAGGGTCATGACTAGGACAATCCGATGTGCACGCTCTCCCCACGCAATCCACCTGAACCCGAATCGGCCGTAGCCTTCGGGGAAGCGTGAAGCCGTCCAGGGCCAGCACTCGTTGTCGGCGCGGACCTCGACCTTCGCCCAGAAGCGATCAACCCACGTCATTCCTCGACCGGTGCGGCCGGCTTGTCCTCGGGCCACAACGTGGCGCGCGCTGACTCCTTGCCCGCGATCATCTCGGCGATCCCCAGGCGCGCCGTGCCGATCTGGACCCGCTTGCGCATGTCGGCTTGCGCCTGGTTGGGATGCGTCAGCTCGAACTCGGCTTCGTCGAGCTCGCGCCGGGGGCCGTCGATGTCCATGGTCGCGCTCTGGCGCAGCTGCTCGGCGAAGACGATCCAGCGCAACCGACGCACGACCGGCTTCGGCGCGTGAGCCAGGTCCCAGGGCTTCCAGCCGGTGCGCCACAGGATCAGGCCGTCGTAGACAGCGCCGGCGTCGGAATCGTCTGGGTGGACGAAGCGCTCTCCGCAGACCCAGTCGCTGAGGAGGCGCTTGACTCGTTTGGGACCGGCTCCTCGCCGGCGCTGGCCACCTCATCGAGGACCTTGGCGATTTTCTCGATGTCGGCCTCGCGCATGGCCCCGATCGAGCCACGGTTCAGGTGCATGACCTTGCCGTCGGCGCCGCGCAGGTCCCACTTCTTGATGCCGATGCTCAGCAGCTCGAGCTTCGCCTCGTAATAGCTGAAGCGACCGTCGGGCAGGAGGCCGGCGAGTTGGATCTTGCCGAGCGCCTGGTAGCCCAGCTCGGCGTGCACCTCGACGCTGTCGGTCTCGTGTGGCTTGTCGCCCGATGCGTCGAGCGGGCACTCACACGGGCCGAGCTCGACGGTGCGGGTTGGGATCATGTCTGCGAATCGCGTCATGGCCAGAGCGTGCGACCAACCGGACCGCAACGGGGTAGCAATACTCCGCAACATGCCGCAACTTCGACGAGTAGAGTGACGCGATGAACATCGGATGCGTCTTCGGCCGCCATGCCTACAACGCCTGGCAGCTCTTCCCGCGCGTCATCGGTGCCCGTGTCGAGTGGCTGCGCTGGGAGTCGCGCTGCCAGAAGTGCCGCCACGTGCGCCGGCGCTGGTTCAAGGTTGCGATCCCAGACGGCACCCGGATCCCGAAGCCAGTCCCGAAGGCCATCTCGGCCGAGCAGTGGCTGCGACGTATCGGCACCACGGCGCCAGGGCCCGAGACCCTCCAGGACGGTTCGATGCCGCACGACCTGGCCGAGGTCGGGTGACCCGTCGGCGGCGCATTGATCCCGACGTCCTGCAGGCGCTCACGCGGACGCTGCTGCTCGGCTACTCGCCGTCCAGCACCCTGCGCGAGCTCGAGCGCGATGAGCGGCTCAGCGGCCGCCTGCCGAGCCTGCGCACCATCGAGGACATGGCGCGCGAGCTGCGACCCACCGACCGCTCCGAGGCATGGGGCAGCGTCGAGGCCGGAGCCGAGGAGGCGGCGCTCGTGCTGCCCGTCCTGGGCGTCGTGGCGCGTGCGGGGCAGCTGACTGGCTTCACGCGTGACACGGCCCACTGGGTGGCGCAGGTGCGGCGCATCGCGCCCGGCCTCGACGCCGTCGACGTGCTCGGCTTCGCGATCCGCTACCAGCGCGCGGCCGCCACCGGCCAGGGCGGAGTGGCGATCGACCTCGACCTCGCACTGCGCCTGGCAGCAGAACGCCCGCCCGGGTGAGATCCGGACGGGCGCTCGCGAGCAGCTGGCGCAGATCAGCTGCCGCTGGCGCTGGGAAGGGCGGAGACCCCGTTGACGATCGTGATGCGGCCGCGGCTGGCCAGGGTGGCGTCCTTCACGAAGTACCCGTTGACCTGGTAGACGCGCTCACCCTCGCGGTTGCCGATCTGGACCGTGGTGAAGTTCACCTGGGCATCGATCGTCAGTGCCTTGTTGCCCGATCCGGCGACCGGGATCCTCCAGCGCCGCTCGGTGGCGAGCGAGCTGTCCACGTTCCACACGTCGTGGATGTCGGTCTTGCTCGTGGCGCTGATGCGCACCATGGCCTCGAACTCGACCGTGCCGCTGCCACGGGCGTACTGCGCGAACGTGTCCTCGTCGCCGCCGTAGCCGAGGCGGGACAGGTTGAGCGCCGAGCGCATGCGGAACATGGCCAGATGCGCCTCGAGCTCGGTCAGCGAGGCGTAGCCCGTCGAGGTCGAGCCCTCCATCAGCTTGCTGTGGTGACCGAGGATCGTCTCGAGCGGGTTGGGCGCCGAGAGGGCCGCGGTCAGCGCGTGCGGCTCGCGATCCTTGCCCAGCACGGTGGCGCTGAACTTCCAGGGCGAGGCGCCCGGGACGGTCAGTGCGTCGAAGCCGAGCTCGAAGTCGGTGACCAGGCAATCGACGATGCGCCACTGGTCCTGGGCCGCGTCAGCGCCGGTCTCGATGGTGTACGGAGTCAGCGTGTCGCTGGTCTCGTCGAAGTCGTACTGCCAGCTGTAGTCCGGACCACCCGACGGGACGACGCCGCCCTCGACGTGCATTTCGAGCATCTCCATCAGATCCTCGAAGCGCGCCTCGCCGGCGAGCGTCGCGCCGCCACCGCGCATGCCGTGATACGAGCGGCCGGCATGGTGACGGCTAATGTCGCCGTGGTCCTCTTCCGGAGAGGTCGTGGCGCGGTCGAGCTCCGGCAGCTGGCCGGGATCGGTGGGGAAGATGACGCCGGCGGAGACGGCGGTGCCGAGCGCCGACTGGCTGCCCAGCTGGACGACGTTGTAGACGGCCGATGAGGTCATGGTCTAGCGCTCCTTCTCGAACTTGCCCGTGGTGAGCAGCTCGCGAACGAGCCGGTTGCGGGCGGCCTGGAAGCCCCGCTGGCCGCGGTTCAGACCGCGGATCCCGGGGCCGGGAACCGTGCGCCGGTAGACCAGGCGGTCGACGTCGGCTCGGGTGAGGTCGCGCGCGGGAACGCCGCGCATGTGAAGCGTCGGGTCGCCGTTGAAGCGGAGCTCGACGTCGGTCGGTGACTTCGATGACTGAGGCATGACGATTGCTCCTTATCTCGGCAGGTACTGGGCGGCTCGACGGAGCTCGACCTCGAGGTTCACCGGAACGACGAGGTACTCGCGCTCGGAACCCTCGGGCCAGCGGCGTGCGTCGATGCCGCCGCCGCCGGTGACGAGCACCGACTGCAGGGCGGGGTGGACCTCGAAGGCCTTGGCGTGCGGCGGGAAGACGGCCATGGCGCGCTCTCGGAAGGCGACCGCCTCGGCGTAGGACGTCGCGATCGGATCGCGATCGATCCAGATCAGCAGCTGCAGGTCGTGGGTCTGGTGCTCCCAGCTGCCGGCCAGGACGGTCCAGTCGCCGGCGAACAGCACCGCGGCCGGGGCGACCATCAGCTCCTCGTCGATCATCGGCTGGACGACATCACCCTGGCCGCCGCGGCCGCCGGCGAAGGTTGCCTTTATGCCGGTGATGCCCGACGCCACCTTGGCGATCGCGTCGAACCAGGTCTCGATGTCAGGCATCAGCGAATGCCCTTGAAGAGCTCGTCGGCCACGGCATCCTCGGCCTCGTCCTTGGCGGCATCGAACACCGGACCAATGAAGGGGCGAGCGGCCATGCCCGGATGACGGACGGTCGGCCACCCTCGCCCGAATCCGGAGCTGCCGCTCCCTGGGATCGTGTGAGGCTTCGCGCCGTGCTCGAAGATGCTGGACAGCGCCGACTTCGGGCTGACGCTGGTCCCGATCGGGTTGCGGTGGTTGCGCGTGCGCGTCTTCGAGAACGTCTTTGGCAGGTCGCTCCGCGATCGCCCTTCGCTGCGCATCTCGTCGCGGAACTCGGCCGCGCCGGCGCGAACGGCGCGACGGGTGCGGTTGTTGAGCTCGCGCCCCTGGAACTGCTCGAGCATCTCCTCGACCTCGGGGAGACCGCGCAGGTCGGTGTAGATGACCGCGCTCACAGCTCGCACTGGGCGAGGCCCAGCTCCATGGCGGAGTAGTCGTAGCGCAGGCGGAACATCGAGTCGGGCATGCGGTTCGGGCCCACGCTGGCGCCGAGCTCCTCGGGCCCGCTCGCGCCACCGGGACGCGTAGCATCCCAGGCCATCAGCTGACGCGCCTTGTCCCGTGCAGCCCGCCGCACGCTGCGCGGAACCGCCGGCCAGCCGCGGGCGCCGGTGATCCGCACCAGGGCGACGCCGCACGGGAAACGGGCCCACGAGCCCAGGCCCGACAGGCGCAGGTGGAAGCTCGGATGCCCGGGCTTCTCGGGATCCTCGAGCACCCAGTCCACAAGCTCGAGCTCGGTCCAGGTGTCGAACACGGTGCCGCGCACCTCGATCTTCGTCACGCTGCCGGGCACGATGCCGTCGTGGACGCAGAGCCGGCCGTGTCCGTTGGCCTCGACGGTGAAGGTCTCCGTGCCCGTCTGCGGATGACGGAAGAAGTCGAAGCCGACGAGGTCGTCGATCTCGCTCGTCGCGTCGCCGATCGCGTCGCGCAGCTGCGCCTTGCGCTTCGAGTCGAGCGCCTGGTTGTAGCTGCCGATGACCTCAGACAGCGACACGTAGGCGTCGGGCAGCGCGTCGTCGCCGACGTCGTCGCCCTGGAACGGATCGGAGTACCCGCTCTGCTCGTCGTTGGCAGCGTTGCTGACGCGCCATCGATACCAGCTCGTCTCGACGCCAGCGGCGTCCCAGAAGGTGTAGAGGTAGGTCGTGGCCACCAGCACCGCGGTGTCGATCTCGGCGTAGACACCGGTCTCGGTGGCGGCGCGCTCGAGGCGCACGACCGCGGCCGCGCCGAAAGCATCGGTGTCCAGGAGCGTGGCGGGGGAGTCGATTGCGACGTCGACGCGGATCATGCCGCTGCCACCTGGCCCAGTCGCTCGCTGAGACGTTCCACGTGGAAGGCCACCTCGGCCGAGATCTCGGTCGGCACCAGGCGCGCACGGTAGGCACGCACCTCGCGGAGATCCGTCATGCCGCGCACGGCGGCCCACACGGCGCGGTTGCGGCGCCGCATGGCATTGCGACCCGGCGAGCCGATCTTCGTCGCTGGGGCCGTCGTGAGCGCGCCGGCGCGCTTCACGCGGTGGTAGGTCGCCCGGTTGGTGGCGGCGAAGCCGCCGGTCAGCCGCAGCAGCCGCAGCATCAGACTGTCCTGCCCGATGCGCTCAGCCGGGTTGTAGCCGCCGAGCTCGCGCAGGCGCTTCGTCGCGAAGGCGCCGACCTCATAGTTGGCGATGTGCTCCGACACGATCGCGCCTCGGTGGAACCACACCGCGCCGGCAGCGACCGCGTCACCCTCGACCGAGAGCAGCGTCTCCAGGTGATCCGGGTCACTCCAGTCATCGGCGCCGTGCGGGGCGTACCAGGCGTGCGGGTTGGCGCCGAGCGCGACGGCCTGGGCGAAGTATGCGCCGCGGTTCTCCGGGATCCGGTACACCTCGAGGCGGCTATCGCTGATGCCGCTGAGCGGCGGATCCTCGCCGTCCGCCACGACGAGCAGCTGCAGGTCCTCGTGGGTCTGTGCCAGCACCGAGCGCACGGCCCGCTCGAGGAGCTCGGGGGCGCCATAGAAGGGCATCGAGACGAGGACGGTCACGATGCCCACTCCAGCAGCGCGGTCGCCGCGCGCTTTGCCGCTCCGGTGCGGTAGGCGTAGGCGACCCGCAGGGCCGCCTGGCGGTCGCGGCGCACGTCTGCCGGATCCGCCAGGCCTCGCTTGATGGCGGCGATGAGCTGCTGCTGGCGATCGACGTTGATGCCGACGCCCGCGGCGTCCCAGAAGCGCAGGCCGTGCTTGACCCGGCGCCGATACCAGGGCGCGTTCATCACCACGACGGGGCGCCCGGTCGAGGCGAACTCATAGAGCGTCGAGCTGTTGTCGCACACGTAGAGATCCGCGCGGCGGCAGACGTCGGCGAAGTCAGACACGACCTCGATGCCGAGGCGCTCGTAGTACGGGCGCACCGTGCCGAGCATCTTCGGATGCGCGTGGCCGAGGACGCGGTAGGTCTTTGCCAGCTGCGGCAGCACGTTGCGATAGGCGCGCCAGGCGGACCGGGTCTCGAAGCTCACGCCGCACTGCCAGTGGAAGCTGATCGCGATCGTCGGCCGGTCGTCCTCGGGCTTCGCGCGCTTCGGCAGCAGCTCAAGCTTCGGGCAGCCGATGACGTCGATCCGCGTGTCGGGATAGCGGGCACGGTTGCGGTCGGCGGCGTGCTGGTTCGGGACCAGGAAGAGGCCAACGTCGCCTCGGTCCTTGCCGCCCGAGTAGCTGGGGTGGTCGTTGCTGTAGGACTGGCCGGCGCCATGCTCGGCGAAGGCGATGCGCTCACGGCCAGCGGCTCGGGCGCGCTTCAGGTCGCCGTAGGCCGCCACGATCACGGGCCGCTGCCCGCCAGTCAACGTCGTGGACGGCTTGATGCCATGCGATCGAGCGCGCTCGGCAAGCTCGGGCCGCACGGCGAAGCGGCCGCGCTGGCGCGCCGGAAGCGCGGACCAGATGGCGGCCAGGTGATCGAGAAAGTGTGGCTCGGTAGCGAGCGCGTCTAGCTGCATGGTGGTGGGAGAGCCGGCATGGCGATCCGCCGGCTCTCCCGTCTCCCTCAGCGGGACCGGCTTACGAGCCGGCTGCCTCGGTGTCGATCGCCACGAAGGCCTGGGGCCGGATCACGCCGAAGGCGGCCCGGAGCTCGGCCAGGATAGCGACCATGTTCTTGAGGAAGAAGTTCTCCACGCCGCTCGAGGCCTGGATGGTCGTCTGCATCCGATCCCATAGGACGGCCTGGCGGAAGTCGCCGACGAGGCCGGTGCCCTCCGGGACGCCCTCGGACTCGATGACCGGCAGACCCCACAGCCGGGGCGGGCTCATCTCGCCGGCCTGTCGGTTGTTGGTCCCGCCGCCGCCGAGGCTGAGCTCGAGGTCGATGACCTCCCAGTCGTTCGGGTGGAACATGTAGGCGTTGGCGCGCGCCTTGCCGACCGTCCGGACCAGCGTCCGCGCCTTGCGCGTCGTGGTCAGGATGTCGGTGTCCCAGCCCTGCTCCTGCAGGCCTTCGCCGTCGTACTCGAGGATGCCCTTGAAGTTCTCGCCCTGGCCGTTGCCGGAGACGATCTGATCCTCGAGCTCCTCGGCCAGCCCGTAGCGCAGGAACTGGTCGATGATGGTGCGCAGCTGGCCCGCGTCCTGGAGGGCGCGAGTCGTGGCCGGCAGCCAGTGGGCGATGGTGCGGACCGTGTCCAGCACGCGCTGGAAGGTCAGCGTCGACTCCGGCTTGAGGCCGGTCGTGTCCGTCGGGTCGATGCTGTCCGCCTCGGCAACCGCGGCGGCGGCGTTGGAGAAGGCAAGGACCCGGACGTACTCGACCGAGTCGCTGTCGGTCGTGCCGGTGCGGATGACGTCACGGACCGTCAGCTCGCGCTGGAAGGTCGCCGGATCGAAGATCCCGGACTCGGCGGGGATCGAGAGGGCGCCACCGCTCGAGCTTCCCGAGGTGATGATCGCCGCCTGCGGTCGACGGCTGGGCACGAAGCCCGCGCCCATGTCGATCTTCGGCGACTCGATGCGCGCGTTGGCGCTGAAGCCGTGAGGAGCGACGCGGCCGACGTACTCGGCCCAGCCCTCGTCCTCGGTGAAGCGCTGCCCGTAGGGGCGCGGGTCGAAGTCGCCCGGGAACGCGCCGAGCGGCGTGATCGGTCCCTCGCGGACGTCGCCGGCGGCACTGGGCTCGCGACGCGTGCGCTCCATGCGGGCGCGTTCGCCGGTGATGTCGGCACCGACAGTGCCGTACTCGGCGCGCAGCTCCTGGAGGCGCTCTCGCTGCTCGTCGGTGAAGCCGCCGGCGCCTTCGGCCGCGGCGATGATCTCGTTCTCTTCGGTCTCGAGCGCACCCTGGCGCGCTTCGAGAACCTGCAGCAGTCGGGCCATTGGTCGTTTCTCCTCGGATGGCGCCGGGAGAAACGCAGAACGCGCCGCCGGCGCCCTTCATGTGTGAAGGGAGCTGACAGCGCGTCCGACCTATGGGTCGTCGCCTACTGTGTCGCCCAGGAGCGTCGGGTCTCGATGGAGCCTCTCGCCGCGGGGGCCTGGTTCAATTGGCCGCAGTCTGCTGAAACCCGTTCGTAACTGTCAAGCGCGGCTGCGACGATGACGCTCCGCTCGGATCCGCTCGAGCTCGACCTCGAACGCAGCCGCCGGCGCCGTGTCCTGGACGACGTCCTCCACCTCGACCTCGACGGTCTGGGTGAAGGTCTCGGTCACCTCGTCGATCGCGACCGTCACACCGCCGACGTCGGCCAGTGCCGAGCGGCCCTGGCGGCGCCCGCTGGAGCGGCTCAGCCGGTCGAGTACCGCGCCGAGCGTCTCGATGCGGTCGACCATGCCGGCCGCCCTGGCCATGCTGGCCGTCAGGACCCGGCCCTGACCGTAGCCAGAACGGACCTCTGACGCCTTGACGCCACGACCCTTCGCGACGTCGTTGACGAACATGCCGTAGTAGTCGTCGACGATCGCCTGGATGTGTGCCTGAGCGTCCTCGGACAGCGGCTCATATTCGTTGGCTTCCGTCTTGTACTTGCCCGCACTGATGTAGGTGTGCTCGACGCCGGTCGTCTCCCAGAACTTCGCCCAGCTCTCGTGCTCGCTGAACACGCCGATGCTGCCGACCTCGCCCGATGGCGTCACCGACACCTCGTCTGCCTGGACGGCCAGCCAGTAGGCGGCCGAGGCGGCGATGGTGTCCGCGATGGCCACGATCGGCTTTGTGCCGCGGGCGGCGCGGATCTGGGCCGCGAACTCCGGGATCCCGTCGACCATGCCGCCGGGGCTGTCGACGTCGAGCACGATGGCCACGGCGCGGTCGTCAGTCACTGCCTCGTTGAACGCAGCCGACAGCTGGGCCACCGACTGGCCTCCGCTCATCTCGCTCATCAGCGAGGCACGCGGCATCAGCACGCCGTGGATCGGGATGACGCTGACGTAGCGATCCTCGCCGGCGCTTGACGGTGCGCTGACCTGACGCCGTGGCACAGCCGCCAGGCGCTGCTCGATCTCGTCCTCGCTGAACCGTTCACCGGCAAGGCGTGAGCTGAGGATCTCGGTGATGGCGGCCCATTCGACCGAGTCCTTCTTGATCGCCCACGGTCGCGAGAGGACCGCCCGGGCGATGTGTGCGTAGCGGGTCATCGCGAGCTCCTTATGCTGCGGCGGGCAGACGAAGCACGTCAGCCCTCTCGAGTGACAGGGTTGACAGCTCGTCGATCGAGCCGGAGTCATTGGCCAGCGCGTCGGTGCCGATCTCGAGCACGCGCTCAGCGCGCGCCACGGCGTACTGCTGGGCGGCCTCGTCGGGCAGATGCAGCAGGGTGGCGACGAACTCGGCGTGCTCGCGGTAGAAGGCCTGCACGCCCTCGCGCCACTCGCTGCCGGAGGCACCGGTGCGTTCGGCCAGCTTGGCGATCGAGCCCGCCTCCTTGCGCACCGCTCGTGTGACGGCGCTACGCACCAGGGCGCGCAGGTAGCCGCGCGTCGTGTCAGCCAGGCTGATAACCCTGCCGCTGTGGCCGTCGAGGTAGGCGATCGCGCCCGGCCCGCGGCCGCCGCCGGTGATCGGCTCCATGTTGAGCGGACGCTGGAAGAGGTCGCCGCCCGCGTAGGGGTTGAGGTTCTCCAGGCGGCGTGCCTCGTTCGGGCTCATCCATCCGAACTGGATGGCGAGGGCATACGCCTCGTACCGGCTCTTCGTGTCGCCCCGCAGCAGCCCGGCCAGGACGTGCTCCGCGAAGAAGCGGCGGTCGATGATGAGGTCGCGGCGAATCGACTGCTCCCAGCGCTCGCACCACGGCACCATCGTGTCGACCACGAACTCCATGCTCTGCATCTCGATGTTGTTGTTCGTGGCGCGCTCGAGGTCCTGGAGCTTGTGCGGCGGGACCCTGAACCAGCGGGCGATCTCGGCGACGCTGAACTTGCGGCTCTCAAGGAACTCGGCGTCCTTGTTGCTGATCTGCATCTGCGTCCAGGTCATGCCCTCTTCGAGCAGCATCGGACGACCGGCGTTGTCGCCGCCAGCCGAGTACTCGTTGAGCGCCTTGCGCAGGTTGGTGCGCGCCTTCGGGCTGAGCAGCTTCTGGTGGGTCAGCACTCCGGACGGGCGCGCGCCGCGGGCGAAGAGGTTGCTGGCGTAGATGTCCATCTGGCGCGCCAGGCCCAGCGAGTCGCGCGCGAAGTCGATGACGCTGCGCCCGAACCGGCCGCGGACGATGAAGAGCTCGTCGGCCAGCAGGATCCGCGTCTCCCCGGTGTGTGGGTCGGCATAGCGGAAGCGCTCGACGCCGCTGCGCGTGAAGTCGCGGCTGAGGCAGTCGGGGTGGAGCGGGATGAGGTCGAAGTCGCGACCACCGCGCCTCTTTCGGGACTCCGCGATACCCATGCCGCGCAGCAGGGCGAAGGCGGTCATCATCTCGCGGAATTCGATCGCGGTCTGGTAGTCGTTGGGCTGGTCGTGCAGCTTCTCGTCGAGCGGATGCTCGGGCGCCAGTCGCTTGCCCTGGTCGCCGAGGCTCTCGTACATGTGCAGCGGCAGCGCGGCTGTCGTCTCCGCGATGATCGAGACAGCCCCGTACACGGCGCTGATGCGCATCGCAGAGCTGGCGTTGATCGAGATCCCGGACGCCGTGCGGCCGCCGGCGTTGAACGCCTCGACCGCGAACTCGTCGGTGGCGCGGAAGGTGATCGTCGATGACGCGGCCGCCACGCGGCCCAGGGCGGTCACTCGGCCACCTCGTCATCTTCCAGCGCCCCGAGCTCGGCGAGCGCCTGGGGATTGGCGCGCAGGACGATGAAGATCAGCACCGCGCTCGGCACGATGAGCGCAAGGGGCATCCACACCAGGCCCCAGCCGACGGCCGCCATGGCGAGCGCCGGGAAGAGCACCTTTTCAAGATCGTTCATGCCGTCGAGGACGGCGCGGAGTCGGCTCATATCGTCAGGCTCCTTCGGCCACCATCTTTGACGGGCAGCTCCCAGACCGAGGGACCGTCGTCTTCATCTGCATGGGTATCGATCCAGCGCGCGATCGCGATGACCAGCGCGGCGATGCCGTCGATGCGCTCGGTCGACAGCTTCTTGCTCGGCTTGATATTCCCGGCGGGGTCGGTCTCCGCCACCGCGTTCGACGCCATCCAGCGCAGCACCGGGTTCGCGCCGTGGCGCAGCCGTGCGCCGGCGACCAGCTGGTCCAACTGCTTCGTGGGCGCGGAGAGACTGCCGAATCCCTGGCGAACCGGGGTGCAGGTGGCGCCCTCATCCTGGAGCTGCGTCACCAGCTGCGTCGCGTTCCATGGGTCGAAGCCGAGGTCGACGAGCTCATAGCGCTCGCCGAGCTCGAGGATGGCGGCTCGGATGACGTCGTAGTCGATGACGTCGCCGACCGTCGCGGTCAGATGGCCCTGGCGGATCCACTCCGCGTATGGGACGTGGTCGCGCCGCTCCCGCAGCTTGGCGCCCTCGCCGGGCACCCAGAAGCGGAGCTCCACGTCGAGCAGGGTGACGGGCATCTCCTCGTGCAGCCCCGGCTCCGGCTCGACGATCACGGTGCCCGGGCGCGGCGCGATGATGGCCAGGGCGGCGATGTCGGTGGTGGACGCCAGGTCGAGCCCGGCCCACACGCGCTGGCCCTTGCGCAGCTGCGGCTCGTCAGCGCAGCGATCCCAGCGCCCCATGTCGAACATGCCGGCTGAGCGCTCGGTCCAGATGCAGAAGTTGAGGCGCTTGACGAGGTCCTCGTTGGCGGGCATGCCCTCAGCCTCCGCGACCTGCTCGCGCAGGTAGCGCAGCGGGATCGTGACCCCGAGCCCCGGATTGGCCTTCGGCCACACCGCTTCGTCGCGCCAGTCGTCGCCCTCGTCGAGGGCACACACGAACGCGAACCAGGAATCGTTGTCGATGATGCCCTGCAGGACCTTCGTCGAGTACTCGTGGTGCTGCCAGCAGATGCTGTGGCGGTCATAGCCCGAGTTGGTGATCTCGAAGATCAGGGCGTTGCGTCGGTTCTTGACGCCGGCGCGCATCTTTCGGACGACGTCGCCAGTGGGATGCTCGTGGATCTCGTCGATGAGCGCCATGTACACGCGCTTCTGGTCGAGGCTGCGCCCTTCGCTGCTCACGGCGCGCATGAAGCTCTTTGTCTTCGGCGCGGCGATGTTGTGGGCCGCGATGTCGAGGCGCGACTGCAGCGCCTTGGAGGCGATCGCCATCGCGCGCCCGTCCTGGAGGAGATAGCTGGCCTGCTCGCGCGTCACGCCGGCGGTGTAGACCTCGGCGGCCGCCTCGCCATCGGCCACGATGCCCTTGATGCCCATGCCGGCTGCCAGCGGCGTCTTCCCCGAGCCTTTGCCGGACTCGACGTAGGCGGTTCGGAAGCGCCGACTGCCGTCGCTGAGGCGCCAGCCGTCCAGGCTGCCGACGATGAACTGCTGGAACGGCTGCAGCACGAATGGATCGCCGTCGACCGTACCGTCCTCGCCGATATCACCCTCCGGCAGGCGCAGGTAGCCGAAGAACGCGATACCGCGGTCGGCCAGCTCCTGGTCCCAGACAAGGCCGCGCTTGTGGCCGTCCTCCAGGTCGCGCAGGTGACGCTCGGCGGCCATGCGCACCCAGGGCCCTGCGACGACGTCGCGCCGGACCACGGCATCCGCGTAGGCGACCACCGGGTCAGCCGCTGGCGCTGCGATTGCCATTGGGTCTCCGGTCGAGGAAGTCGTCAAGTGGATCACGCTCACCAATCGGCTCGGCGGTGGCGAGCAGGCGGGTCAGCTTGTCGAGGAGACCCGCGTACTCCTTGCGCGCATCGCGCGCCTGGTCGACCTCGGGATGCTTGCGGTGCATTACCGCTCCCGCCTCGGTCACCGCGTCATACGAGCCGCCGCGGCGCACGATGGCCTGCGCGCGACGGAAGTCAGCCCAGGCCGCGCACAGCAGCTCGAGCAGGCTGAGTGAATCGCTGGTGAGCAGTCGGCGGGACTCAAGCTCGGGCACGAGCTCGCGCCACTTGGCCATCCCGTAACGGCCGAGCCAGCTGGGCGGCTTCGGGGCGGCTTTGCCGGCCTCGGAGCGAGGCGCCTCGGGAGCGACACGATCCGGGCGGTCGGTGCCCTCGAAGAGCTTCTGCACGTTCGACTTGCGAGCTGTCATCGGGCCCTCGCCAGGCGAGCGCCTTCGCCGTAGTTGCAGGGCTCGCACTGAGCTTCGAGGTTGCCCTCGTTGCCGCCGCCCTTCACACGTGGAACGATGTGGCCGGCGGTCGGCCGGCGAGACGGGGTGAACGGCTTCCCGCAGCGCGCGCAGTGCGTAGCGCCGCGAAGGACGACACGCCGCTCTCGCTCGTATTCGGCGCCCAGCCCGCGCTGCTGACGAGAGCCACGCTGGCGCTCGTAGGCGGCCCGGCACGCGGAGCAGCGGCCGGAAGTCACCTTCCGACCGCAGCCACCCGCGCAGGACACGAGAGGTCGCCAGGGCATGGGTTAGGGCGCGTCGCCGCGTGTGTTGGTCGTAGGAGGCGAGTCCTCGACCGCTGGCCCGCTGACGCCGGCCTGCACGGCCTTGACGCTGTAGCTGCCGGCACGGTTGAGTCCAAGCGAGGCGCTGGCCAGGGCGGCCCAGCTGAGGACCGCAGCGAGAACGAGCTGGCCGACGGCCGCCTCTCCCGCCATCGGCAGGGTCAGCACGATGATCGCCGCAGCCAGGATCGAGACGGCCCAGGCTCGCGCCCTGGAGCCGTCGGGGATCGGGATGAAGCTGAGCTGCTGAATGACGCCCACGATGAGCGCGATGCCAGCAGCCCACGCCGTGACTTCGGGCGCGGTGAGCAGCCCGGGCAGGTTGAACTCCATGGTCAGTTGTCCTCCGGCCAGCAATGCTGGCATCTAAGGGCCGTGCCACCCTCGACGAGGGCGATGGCGGTCTGTTCGTCGATGACCTGGCGGCCCTCGGCGTCGTCGTTGTTGCATTGCTCGAGTGGATCGCGATGGATGGTGTCGATGCCTTCGTTGACATTCAGGACGTAGCGCGTTCGGCGGCTCATGCCGTGAACCTCGCTGCTTCGGTGTCGAGCGCCGCTTTCCCCGCATCGGCCACCGCTCGAGCGGCAACACCCACGCGTCCCTTCGCCTCGACTTCGGTCACGGTGCCCGTCGCCTCGCGGTTGAGCGCCGCAGTCACCGCGGCCACATAGGCGGCATCGCCGCCCGGCGTCTTCGGCGTCATGGACTTGCGGGCGACCCACACGGCGTCCGGTGCCTCGCCGGCCAGGACGAGCCGATACAGCCCGTCCTTCGACTCAGCGACACTGACCGCCTCGCCGCCCGCGAAGGTGCCGTCCTGTGGGCCGCCGGGCCCGTCGATCCAGAATGGCGCGTCCTTGGAGACCGTCCATTCCTCCGGCTTGAATTGGAGCGGGGGAGCCATGGTTCCAGTCACCTCGTTGAGCGCCGCGAGCAGTGACGGTCGGCGTCCGGGCACGAAGCCCGCGTCGGCCTGCCAGGGTCGCCAGCAATAGGGCTTGTTGGGTCCGCTGATCTGGTTGTGGTCGACGAAGCCGGAGGCGTCGCGCGGGATCGCGGCTAGCTGCTGGACGGTAGCCACGTTGCTGACCACGACGCCTGCCTGGCGAATGCGGTCGATCGAGCCGGACGTCACCAGGCGCATGAGCTCGACGCTCGCGTCCCAGACGTGGTCGGTGACGATGCCGCGGCCGGCTTCGCCGCCGTCCTCGTGCTCGGTGTTCACGGTATAGAGGTTCGGGTTGACGCTCGGCAGCGAGCGTGCGACACCCCAGGTGGGATCTCGCACGTCGCCGTTGCCCCAGGCGCTGTTGGCCAGGTCGACGTACTGGTGGATGCGCAGCGTGCCACGGGCCCCGGTGAGGTGGCCGCACTGCGGGCAGAGCTCGCCGATGCCGTCGTGGCCGATCCCGAAGTGCGTGCTGGCCTGGCGCGCCGAATCCGCGAAGAGGCGGTCGGTGCCAGCCAGCCAGCCGACCATGCGATGCAGCACCCAGCCGCGGATCGGCTGCCCGTTGCGGCCGGCCCAGTGGTTCGGGGATGGCGTCCACTCGACGCGCGGCAGGCTCACTTGTCGTCGCCCTTGCGTCGCTGCTCGACGTGGAAGATGCCGCGCGGGCTGGAACGCAGCGGGTGGCCCAGCTGGCGCTCGATCGCGCGCTTCAGGCGCCGGTCATACAGCACCAGGCCCAGCACGCAGCCGACGTTGTAGACGAAGAAGGCGAGCAGGATCCCGATCCACATCTCCCAGGCAGATGCGCCGCCCAGCAGGCGGGTCAGGCCCAGCCCGACCAGGAACACGCCGCCGATGATGAAGGTGCGGAAGCCCCACTCCAGCGGCGAGAGATGGGCGCTGACCTTGCCGATGAAGACGTAGCCCAGCAGGAAGCCGGTGACGGCGATGCTGACCAGCTGCTCGGCGTGCACGACCAGGAAGATCTGGCCGAGATCAAACGTCATCGTTTGCGGCCCTCGGCGATCTCGTCGCGCAGGATGTGGAGCTCGGTGCGGAGGTCGCTGAGCTGCTTTCGCAGCGCGCGCTCGCGGCGCTCAAAGTCGCGCCGGTCGCCATCGCGCTCCTTCTCGATCGTGCCGACCCTTTTGCGGAGGTCGCCGTTCTCGGTCTCGAGCTGCTCGATTCGTTCCTGTTGCGCATCGGTCATGCCCTTCAGCAGCGCGACGTACTGCGCCTGGACAGGCCCGACGCCGAGCTTTGACGCGAGCCGCAGGCCCACGAACCCAGAGGCGATCGCCAAAAGGGGAGCGGCGATGGCCGGCAGCAACGGTCCGAGGTCGGGCACGTCACCGACAGAGCTTGGCGGGCGCGATGGCAGACATCAGCCAGCGTATAACGCAACCGCTGGGTAACGATCAAGTTCAGGAGGCCGAGGCGCACTCCATCCGCGTTCGAGCATGGCGGTCGATGGCGCCGTCGCTCATGTGCTCGCGATGGTCCGGCCGCCGAACGCCGGCGCCGCGCTCGGCGATGAAGACCTCGAGCTCGATCCACTCGGCGAACTCGAGCGGCGTCATCTCGCGGTTGGCGGGGCAGTCGCAGAACGCCGGGTCCTCGGACACTTCGCCGCGGTCATCGAGGTGCGACCGGCGACAGCCGGCCTGCGTGCATTCCTTAGCCGCGGCGATCAGCTGCGAGCGCGCGGCCGGGTCGGTGAAGAACTCGCGCCAAGAGGGGTGGGTCATGCCGCAGGACCCCTATCTGGACCCCTATCGGCCGCTGTTCTGCCGTTCCCCTCGTCCCGCCACGTTCCAGGCAACCCGACCCCGACGAAGGCGAAGGGCGAGACCGCGTATCCGGTATGCGGTACCAAATCAGCGCTCCCCGGCCCGATCCACGCTCGGATCGGGCCTCGTTGTGGGGGGCGACTGACTCGCAGGACCCCTATCTGGACCCCTATCGGTTATCTCACCGAGCCGAATGCCTTGACCGTAGAGGTGCCTGCCGTAGCCGTGCGCCTCGTGGCCAGGCGACTTGACGCAGAGCCAGCCCGGCTGATCCGGATCCTCTGCGCCGCAGAACGTGCTCGAGCCGAAGAGGTCGCCGCGGTCGCTCATCGCCGACGCCTCGCTCGCCGCTCGTCTCGGTTGGCCGTCAGTACCGACAGCCGACGGGCGACGTAGGCGCGGTTGTTCGGGTCGCTCATGTAGCCGATGAGCTCGGGCAGCGAGAGCGTCAGCGTGGTCGGCGGGGCGGGCGGGACGTCGCCTTCCTTCCACCCCGATCCGGCCGCAAGGAGCTGTGCGACGTAGGCGAGGATCGCCGGCCGCTTGAGGACGGCCGGCACCGTCGTTTCGTCGGTGGCCTGGCTCATCGCGCCACTCGTCCGAGGATCGCGTCGAGCCGCTCGGCCGCCGCGCGGTGCATCGTCGGCAGCGAGTGGCTGTACCGATCGAGCGTGATCTGGACGTCCTTGTGGCCGAGGACCTCGCTGACCAGCTTCGGGTTCGTGCCTGCCGCCAGCTGGATGGTGGCGTAGGTGTGACGCAGGTCATGGAACCGGATCCGCGGCAGCTCGGCCGCGGTGAGGATTCGCGGCAGGTCGCGCTGCGTGACGTGGCGACCGTGCAGCGGGGCGCCGGCGTCGTCGGTGAAGACCAGGTCGGCATCGGTGACGCGGTGCCCAATGGCCAGCAGCTGCTCCGCCTGGCGCAGCCGGTGCTGGCGGATCGCGTCGACAGTCGGCGCCGTGAGCTCGATGACGCGGCTGCTGCCTGGCGTCTTCGGATCGTCGAGCCACCAGCGCTGCCCGATGCGTGACAGCGTGTGACGGACGTGCAGGCGATCGCGGTCGACGTCGCCCCACGTCAGCCCGAGGAGCTCGCCCTGGCGCATGCCGGTGGCGATTGCCAATGTGAAGAGGGCCTCGAGCGGCTTGCCGACGATCGCGTCCAGGAAGACGCGCGCCTGCTCCGGTGAGAGCGGGGTCATGGTGCCCGACGACTTCCGCGGCAGCGTCACGCCGTCGGCGGGGTTGAGCGCGAGGATCCGCCACGCGACCGCCTGCTCGAGCGCGCCGTGCAGGACGGCATGCAGGTAGCGGATGCTGGCCGGCGACATGGCACGTTGGACGTTCCGCGTGGAACGAGCATGGCTGATGGTGACGGTGGCCGGCGTGGCGAGCCTGGCGTACAGGTCGGCGATGTGCTGCGGCCGCAGCCGGCCGAGCTGCTGCTCGCCGAGGGCCGGGACGATATGCAGGCGCACCATGCCGGCGTAGCGCTCCCAGCTGCGGGCGCGGAGCTTCTGCTTGGCGGCCGTCGAGAGCCAGCGCTCGAGGAACTGCGCCAGCGTCTGCGACGCCTCGCCGAGGCTCAGGCCGGCCTCGATGGCACGCAGCGCCTCGTCGCGCAGCTTGGACACCTCGCGCGCACCGACACGGCCGTGGGTCCGCGAGTAGACCGCCGCGCGCTTACCGGTGCGCGGGTCGGTGTATGTCGCCCGCCAGCGCTTGTCGGCGGTGAGCCAGAGCGGCTTTCCGCCGGATCCCTTGTCGCGCCGCAGCCCGCCCATCTCATCCATCATGACGCGCACCGCGCTCGCTGGTAAGCCGCTTCCGCCTCGGCCCGTTGCTGCTCGATGTAGGCCTCGAAGTCCCGGCGCAGGACCCGCCACGACGAGCCGACCCGGAAGCCGGGAAGAGCGCCGGAGCTGACCAGGCGATGGGCGCTGGTGCGGCCGATCTGCAGGCGCTCGCTTACCTCGCGCATCGTCATGGCGATCGGCTCGAAGGGCTGGCTCATCGCGGACGTCTCCGGACCCACCAACGCTCGAGCATCATCCACACCGCGCTGTCGCCAACGAGCAGCAGCCAAGCGGGGTAGTGCCAATGGTCCCGGCGAGTCGGTGAGCCGCAGTGGCACGGCGTCGGCTGCATCATCGGCGCTCGCGCTCCCACTCGGCCAGCCGAGCCAGCGCGATGCGCCGCTGGCGCCGGTCATCACCGGCCTCGATCACCTGGGCCAGGACGATGATGGCCAGCGCGCTCAGCCCGGTCAGGATGGCGAGTGTCGCGACGCCGACCGTGCCGCCGAGCCACCAGGCGGCCGCGGCGAGGATGGCGTAGGCGACGAAGATGATGGTCATCGCTCGCGGTCCTGCAGCTGCTCGAGCCGCGGCAGCACGTCGGGCGCATCCTCGCCGATGCCCTGCTCCCAGCCGACCGCCATGCCGACCGGCGGCACGGGCTCAGTGAAGATCTCCAACGCCAGCGTCGCGCCCTGGGCGATCGCCTCACGCTCAGACTTCGAGAAGTGCCAGACGGTCCGGATCACACCCGGTTCAATTCGCTGGCAGTGCAGGTCTCCGACGCCAGGCGGGCCGGTGTAGACGAGGTTCGAGTCAGCGGTGCGGATCGGCTTCATCGCGGCACCGACCGGGTCCAGAGGCAGAATCGGAGATGGGTCCATCGCCTGCGGCAGACGGGGCATCCGAACAGGAGCGAGGCGAGGCGGCGCCTGCGGCGGATCATCGGACCAGCTCCTCGAGCTCCGACCAGTCGCCGTCGCGCGGCGGGCGTACGACGTGGGCGTCGACCTGGGTGACCTCGCGGAACGCGACCAGCCATTCGAGCTGCGCGGGCGTCGCCCGTCCGCGCAGCGACTTCAGCTCGAGCGCCAGGCAGCGCTGGCCACGAAGCGCGATGAGATCAGGGAAGCCGGCCTCCGAGCGCCGGCTGTCGTAGACGTGGAACGTGCGCCAGCCGCGGAGCTTCAGGAGCCGCACGACCTGCACCTGAAACGCGGCCTCGGGCGTCATGCTGGCGTCGGCCAGGGCCTGCGCGTCGGGCATGAGCTTGCCGCCGCGGCGGGTCACGGACGCCACCCCTTGTAGTGCCAGTCGCTCATCCGATCGGTCCCCACGACACCGGCCGGAAGATCGCAAGCGCAGTCGGTAAGCGGCCAGCGGCATCCCGCGCGGTAGACGCCGGATCCCCCGCACTCCGGGCATGCAGCCTGGACGCCCGCCGGCATCCCCTCAACCTGGAGCAGTCGCTCGCCATTGCAGCGCGGGCAGACGTTCTCGCTCACCGGCTCGGCTCCTGTGGATCGGTGTCGGCAGCGAGACGGGCGACCAGAGCACGCTGCTGCGGCTCATCGAGGATGGCCCGCAGTCGCTCCCACACGTCGCCCATCCCCTCGACCGAGCCCGCCGCTAGGTCACGTTCCAGCTTCTCCAGAGCCGCGGCGTCCAGTACGGGCGGTGTAGTCGGTTCGGCGGGGAGAGCCAACTCGGCAGCGATGGACGGCGCGATCTCATCGACCACGCGCTCTGCGATGTCGGGCCAGCACGCGTCTTGGCAGCACTCACTTTGGTGTCGCCCCGGAACCTCGCGATGTGCCCAATAAGCGCGTCGCCACGTATCGGCGTACCTGCCCAGCGCCGCTTCCGTTGTGGGTCGTTCGGTGGTGCTCATCGCTTCGCCCCCGGCGGCGTCCAGATGGCGGCCGCTGCGCCGCCGCGCTTGAGCTGGAAGGTCGAGCCGATCGGGAAGAGCACGCCGTGCCACAGGCCATCGCGAGTGCGCACCAGCAGTTGCGCCTCGTTGGCCTCGTCGCCCTGCTCGATGGTGATGACGCCGTCGAGCGCCAGGCGCACGGGCTGAGGCGCGGCGTCCAGCGTGAGCCGCATCGGCTGCGCCTTGAGCTCGCGCGCCTCGATGGCGTGCTGGATCGGCGTCGGCTCGGTGCCGTTGGTCGCGGGACGGGATCGTCGCGCCTTGCCCACTACAGCCCGAGCCCCTCGAGCCAGTCCGCGACCTTCTCGCGCGGCCAGTGGTGGTCGTCGTTGAGGTGGATGATCGCGCTGCGAACGTCGCCGCCGTACAGGTTGTCGTGATCGCATGGCGGTGTGACGAGAGCATTCCGCAGCAGCGCATTCAGCGGTCCGCCATCGGATGGCGTGAGCCCGAGCGCGATCTGCGCTGCGCCGATGCCGCAGGTGTGTTCCTGGTCGCCGAAGGTGCCGAACGCCTGCTCGGTCATCATCGCGCCGAGGCGGATGGCCTCGGACAGCTTCAGCGGCTTGGTCGTCTCCTGGGCTGGTGACGGGGCCTCGACGGCTGGGGCGGTCAGAGATTTGAGAGCTTCCATGGGACCTCCTGCTTCGTGACGGTGACGCTGATTCGCAAGACGGCTGTTGGGCAAGGCGTGAGGGCCTCGACCGTGTTGGTGTGGACCTCGCCGGCCTCGTAGAGGTCGGCGATCTTGCGCAGCTGCGCGGCGACCGCCATGTACTCGGAGTCGGGGAACCCGACGAGCGAGTACGGCGTGCCGTACTCGCTCGTCCTCGAGGTCGAGTGCCGGCTGCTTTTGGGCCAGTGCCATCAGGTCGGCCTCGATCTGAGAGAGGTCAGCCGCGGGTGACGGCGGCTCGGTATCGCTGACCCCAGCGAGCAACTCGGTGACGTCGTGCTGGAGCTCGTCTTCGACGCCGAGCAGGTCGACCGTCACCAGCTGCCACGAAGCCCCCTTTGACGGACGTAGCGGCAGGCCGAAGAGCGTGCCCGTGATGAAGTCGTTGGGCGCCGGGAACGCATACGGGCCTGCCGCTATCTGCAGCTCGGTGAGCTTCTCCGCGTCCGCTTCCCAGTGATCGAGCTTTCGGTGGGGAAACCGCCAGCGGCAGCGCTCCATGGCGAAGCGCAGGTCCGTCATCAAGCGCAGCCCCTGGGACTGGGTCATCGACATCGGTTCCAGACCTCCGTTGAACTGATGCCGCCGGGTCGCATCGGCACGTAGGCGAGCGTCACGCCCCACTCGTCGAGCTCGTCCTGGGTGACCTCGATCTGGGCCAGGTAGTCGCGCCGTGCCCAGTCGGTGCCGACCGTCAGCACGTCGGGTCGCTCGCGCTCGATCAGCGCGCGGCCCGGGCCGTCGTTGAGCAGCACCCGGTAACCCAGCGAGGCGACCAGGCGCACGCGCTCCTCCTCGGTGAACGGCGCGGCCGTACCGCGGTAGGCGAGGATGAAGCGGTCGGAGTTGACACCGACGGTCAGCGTCCCGAACCGCTCGCTGGCGCGCAGGAAGGCGGCATGCCCGAGATGGGGGACGCCGAACGAGCCGATGGTCAGGATCCTCACGTGATCACCTTCCGCGCCGCGGCGACCAGGTCGGCCGGGTAGTGCTCGGCCAGCAGCGCCCACGGGTCGGGGTACTCGGCGATGCCCCAGCGATTCCAGAGCGCGTCGTAGCGCGTGATCATCGGCGGCGCCCGGAAGCCGATGTACTGCAGCGGGTGGACGTCGCGGAATGACCAGCGGAACGGGGAGAGGGCGCGATTCGTGCGGCTGTCGATGTGGCGCATCAGATCGTCGGCGACCGGGCGGAAGGCGGCGCGCGCCAGCAGGTCACGGTGGAAGAGGTGTGGTCCGGCGGGATTCGTCGGGTGCGTGACGCGCAGCAGCGCCAGGCGGTCCGGCGTCACCGCGCAGTACGCCGGCGAGCTGCGCACGATGGCCGCGCCATCGGTCGGCAGCGGTGCCAGGTAGGCGGGATCGATCCACGAATCCGACCCGATGAAGACGAGCCAGGTGGCGCCCTGGCCGGCGGCGTACTCGTAGCCGTCGTTGACCTTCCGGCCGAGCCCGTCGTTGTCGCGCTCGACGACGTCGAAGCCCAGCCCGCGCGCGATGTCGAGGTTCTCGTCGTCGGCGATCACGACGCAGCGGCCCTCGATGCCCTGGCCGGCGAGCGCCTCGATCACCCGGCGGCGCTGCTCGAGGCAGACCGCGGTCAGCTCGTAGCGCTGCCAGGCGGGAGTGATGAACCAGATCGACGCCTGGTTAGCCACGCAGCACCTCCCACGCGATCCGGATCCGCTCGCGCCAGCTGCGGCGAAGCCAGGTGGGACGGATGCGCCGCGGCCGGACATGGTCGTCGTAGACGTGGAGACTGGCCTGTCCCTCGACCTCGACGACCTTGGGCGCGATGGTCAGAACGACGAGCGGCTCCTCGTCCATGCGCACATCGGGTCCGATGCCGACCTGGAGGCTGACGGCCACGAGACCCCGCATCTCGACGTCGTCGAGCCAGAGTCGCGTGAACCAGGCGGTCTCGCCGACGTGGATCCGGATCCGGTGCAGATCGGTCATCGGAGGGCCCGGCTTTTTGGTGATCGAGACTGACGTCCCGAAAACGTAGCTGCG